GACTACAGAATGGTTACAAGAAATGCCATCTACCAGTCTCCAACAAACTTTAAGAAATCTAGACAAAGCATTGAGACAAAGTTTCCCAAAGAATAAGAATAGTAGCAGAAAAGGATTTCCAAAGTTTAAGAAAAAGAGAAACTTTAATGGATCCTTTTCCCTTACTATGGTAAATTCTAAACGAAACTTAAAAGATAACAAGTTCTATGTCAATAAGTCATTAGGCATAGATGTAATATTGCACAGAGATCTACCAAGTGATTTTGCTTCTTGTCAAGTAAAACAAGAAGCAAACAAGTGGTTTGTAGTGTTTACAGTTAAGAAGGAAAAACAACAAAAGAGACAGATAACAAAAACAACAGGTATAGATCTAAATAGCAAGTTATATGTAACCACCGATTCAGTATTTCCGATACCAAAATATCTGTCTGAGAACCAAAGACGGATTACCGAGTTACAAAGACAGCTATCTCGAAAGAACAAAGGTTCGAAGAATAAACTACAATGTCAATTAAAGTTACAGAGAATACATTACCGTATACAGAAGAAACGGTACGATTTCTTTCATAAACTTTCCAAACATTTAGTCAATTCTTATGACCTTATTACTATCGAAGACTTGGATGTAAAATCAATACAGAAAAAATATGGTAAAGTTGTTGCAGATAATGGCTTTTCTATGTTTCGATCATTTCTGGAATACAAATGCGAATTATACGGCACAACATTAGTTGTGGCAGATAGATATTTTCCATCTAGCCAAAAATGTAGCTCTTGTGGTGGCATTACCAAACATCGATTAGACCAACGAATCTATACCTGTAATCATTGCGGATTTGTGATCGATAGAGATCTGAATGCCGCAATCAATTTAGATATTTTAGGCCAGGAACTGACCGACATTAAGCCTGTGGATCCCAGTGCTCACAATATGGACTCATCGATGTCTGTATTGATGGGCATTGACCAGAAGCAGGAAGCTGCACGATCCTTGGTCGTGCAGTAGTTCACCGTGATTATGGAAATTTGAGAAACTAAGATTTCTTAATCTCATCGCCTGTATTTGTCCTTAAGTTCTTCCGGAATATACGAGATTCTCATTTTACCTGCAAGTGCAGGATTTTGAAGTTTGATAAGTGACGCGGTCTGGGAATTAATCTTTCCAGAGACACGGGTGAATCTAGGCCATCCTTCGATACCGTAATCATTACATTTAATAAGGATGAAATCATCTCCCAACTCATTTAACTTTATGAGCTCAGTGGGTGCCTTCTGCGCGGTGAATAAAAATTCAACCAATACATATTCTTTCATACGTTTATTCTTTCGCTATAGATAATGCGAATAAGCCCATTGTTAACCATTGTGCAACTTGGTGAATAGAATCGGTGTCCTATCACAGTGGTGTTAATTCCGAGATCAGCAACTATTTTCTTGCAGGTTGTTTGTTTCCTAAGATGAACATTTAGATATACTTTTCTATCTACAAATTCGACATTAACTTTTTCAATATTTTCACTCTCGACTTCCAGTGTGTGCGCAAAGAGAAAGAACTGAGCTGGATTACCAGTGCAGTACCAGTTTATTATTCCAATCGCAGACAATACGGAAAGAAGGGCAACCATTAGATAGTTCTTTGCTACCATTTTCATAAACAATGCTCCGAAATTATATACCTATTTATAGGCCGGTCTTGCAAGAAGCATTGAATTCCTTCAAATTAAAGTTTCTAAGTTCAAACATTACTATGTATTTGGTTGAGCCTGTTTCCCATGCAAGTTTTACAGACCGGCTGTGCTTCAACGCACTGATAAGATCGGGATGATTTGAGACAGGAGAATAGATTAAAGAGCCTTCGTGGACCCATGTGGGGCGTAGAAATATAGTCTTATCCACTGTGATTTCAAGTTCCTGTCTGGGACCCGACATTAATACCCCATTCCAGAAAACGGCAATAACGGGCTCTTGCGTGGTCTTAGTTGAACAGACAAATCGTAGACCTGCCGCTACCTTAGAATCTGTCCCGGCAACAGTCTCTGTACCACGAGAATAGGTATGGTAGATATACCCGACTGGGTCCTTGCCAGCATTGGTTACTTCAGAAAGAGTCCATTCTGAATTCTGAGCGTAGGAGGTGGTTGACATCAGGACAAGTAGTAATGCTGCAATGAGAGTTTTCATAATGACCTTTGTGATATTATATTGTATAATGCGTAAGATTTACCGTCAATAGATAACAGATAAATAACATGGCACTTAATAAATCATGGCACAGAATATTTACATCCTCACTGACATTAAGACCAAATCACTTGCAGATCGAATTTGTAAACAGATAGTAGTGAATGGAATCTACGAATCTGAGGAATTAGTGCTCAGTGAAAGTATTCTAACCGAGATGGCTAAAGACTGCAAAGTAGAATACTTTTATGTTGTGGTTACATCTAAAGAAATCCTATTCACAGAATCTGCCCTTAACTTCAAGCCCCCACAGTGGGATCATGCCTATGTTCACATTTGGAATAATGATCCTGCAGTGCGCCTCTTCAATGTAAAAATGGTTCTTGAAAACCCGGGTGCATATACAGATGAAATGCTGGATCAAGGAAAGATAAAGCTAAAGCAGTTAAATAAGACAATGTTTGAATACCCCATATTTGACATTATTTTCTTAAGTTATGACGAATTCTGGGCAGATGATAACTTTAAGAAATTAACTACCAGATTTCCAAAGGCCAAGCGCGTGGCAGGGGTTAAAGGGATTCACGAAGCACACAAGGCCGCCGCAAAGATATCGTCGACAAGTATGTTTTATGTAGTGGATGCAGATGCCGAAATTGTCCCCGGGTTTAATTTCTATAGACAGACCGAGCACTTTGATATCAATACGGTGTACGTCTGGCATTCACGCAATCCTGTTAATGGTCTAGAATATGGTTACGGTGGTATAAAGTTATTTCCAACTTGCACTGTACTTGATTACAATGAATCAGATGTTGATTTTACAACTAGTATAACAAAGAACGTTATGGTAATGAAGGAAGTTGCTAATGTCACAAGATTTGACACCGATCCATTCTCGGCCTGGAGAAGCGCATTTCGGGAATGTGTTAAGCTTTCAACTGGAATTATCAATAGACAACAAACAGAAGAAACAGAAGAAAGACTTCGTACTTGGTGTACTGTGGGTAATGGCGAGTTCGGGGATTTTGCTGTGATTGGAGCGAACGAAGGAAGGGAATTCGGGACCACATACTCGAATCAGCCGGAAATGCTCCGGCTGATTAATGATTTTAATTGGTTAGAAAAGAAATTTAATACATGAATTAGGGAAAGATTAACAATATTTTCCTAAATATTCCTCGACCATGAGATTTACGTCAATTTCTAGGTTGTCTGTGGAAATAAATATCTTAATATCACGTATCTTCTTAAATGACTCTTCCATGATATCCCAGCGAATATCTTTGTTCACCGGAATTGGATGAGTTAGATCCTTGCCGCTTAGTTCAACAATGTTACCGTCATAATATTGAACAACAATTGATTCTATGAAACGTGCCGGTATCTGCTTCGCTTCAACTTCTTTAACGATCCGATCAAAGATTGACGGGCGCGAAATACGAGAAATAGCTTTATCTAAATTAAAACCTGCAGATGTTTTCTTAGTCATGATCATCTCCCAATTACACAGTATTTATGAGAATATAACCGGTTTAATAAACCGGTTATATTAAAGGAGTTGAGTTAGACTTGCGCCCTAGCTGAATCACGCTTCAACTTAGCTGCTACCTTAGCATCTAAGGCTAACTCAGCCTTTTCTATCTTAGAATCTGCTGCCTTACGTTGATCACGTTCGCGACGCTTCGTCTTACGTTCTTCAAGTTTTTGATCCCTAAGTTCCTCGGGTGTTGCTGGTCGCCCACGCCCCGGCTTTAGGTGAGGGGCCATTGCATATGCCTCTTCACGCTTTGCGAGAGCTGTTGCCTCGAGTGCTTCCGCCTGCGCAATAAGACCCTTGGGAATATTATCCGGATCCATCATTTTAGAGGCAAGTGCTTCGGCAGCGGCCCTCTTTTCTTCTGTGGTGCGGGTATCAACTGAGGGTTCGATGCGATTCTCCTGTCTCGCCTTATACTCGGCTACCTTACCGTCGATGGTTGCATTAATAAGTGCAAGTGGTACGGCCTGCCCCGGAAGTGGGAGCATTGTAATATTTGTGACAGGTTCCTTACGTAACATTCCGCGTTGGTGAAGTGCAGTCAGGCAATTCAGCCCGTCCGGGAATGTTCTGCGATGCAATATTTCATAGAAGTCATTTGTTTCCGTTGCTTCCTTGCTATTCAGGCATTGGATAAGATAGTCGTGGTAACTATCTGGTAGACGTTCAGTCTCGACGATTAGACAATGTGATTCGTCGTTAGGCACCTTCCTGAATACAACAGCGACGCGCACGCCAGTATTAGATAACTGCCCCGAGTGTTTCTTAAGATTTTCCAATGCCATTTTTATTTCTCCTTATGTAATAATTGCGTCAACAGGGACGTTAGGATATTTTCTTTTAAGGTCATCTTTCAGTTTTGGTTTAATTTTAGTGTGAAAGTTCTCAGTAATCTCAACCGGACTGGCTGATCTTCGAGGTAATGAAGGCAATATCATTGGATTAGCACCCACTTTGATAAGATAATCAATAAGCATATTATTTAATCCGCTGTGTATCATGGCTAGGTTTGATAAAACAATATCGGCATGGTCACTATCGTAATTCAAATTTATAGCATTATAGTAATTTTCGGATCGGATATTACCCATCTCGTCGTGTTGATGTGGTTCGTCAGATAAAACTACTCGATGTGTGCCGAGTGTAACTTCCGACAGATTATTTGCATCCAGGAAAATTTCTAGAAGACCCAAATTCTGTTGTGATGCAATAATAGTGGTATTTTTTGTTATCATACTTCTCCTTAAAGGGGCATTGCCCCTTTAATTATGCTGCCGATTCTTCCTTAGCCGCCTCTTCCGATTTCTGTGTGCTTTCAACATAGGCCAGGAAACCTGCCAACTTGTTGTATGCATCACCGACCTGGGAAAGCTCGCCAGCTTGGAATGCACCTCGGCGAGAAGCCAAGTCAACAATGCGGGCTAAGAGCTGAAGGTCTGCAATTGTCAATTGCACAGGTTCCACAGTAGTAATTGTTGGTTCTTCTGCAGTTGCATTCACTGCCGGCGCGGGTGCCTGCGTCGCACCCTTTGTTTTCTTTGTTGCCATTCTTATCTCCGATAAATTTAGGTTTGAGAGAATCATTCTCTGCTACTTTTATTTATCCTTTGTTCAATAAAAGGGTATAATATATTGGACGATTCTATGATATATTCGGCAGATTTACATAGATTATGCTTTTTACCTGCCCACATAACGGTAAAGGACCCGAAGGCCCCTTTACTTTCCACCCACGCCCGGTTGAGGCACCACCTTAACTAAATGTGCTGGCCAGGCGATATAATCCGCCCATGCTTCATCCCGAACATGAACCAGCAGAGTCTTTCTTTTTGCCAGTATTTCGTAGTAGGTTGGCTTCTTCGGCTTCTTCTTCGGAACAATCTTACCGTCGTTGCCCTTTTCACTATTGCAATCCTTACAGGATGTGCAGACATTGTCCCACTTGGTTTTGCCGCCCGCGGATCGTGGAACGACATGGTCAAGGGTCAACTCAGCCAGTTTAACCTTACCGCCGAGTTCCTTACAGCGCCCGGTTGTTTGCAATTGACATGTAAAATCATCACGCAGGTAGACATTAGCCCGACTATACTTTAGGCTCTTAGACCACTTGACTTGTTCGGTCATAATAACAATAGACGGGACCTTCATTTCCAGATGTTGCGAACGCACCGTCCAATGATCATAATCCTTTAGGACCCGCACCTTCCCCAGAAAAACAAGCCTCAGTGCCACCTGCCATGAAATTACCGACAAAGGTACTGCTGATAACGGAGAACCATCTGCATTTAATATAAGGCAGTCCAAGTTAAGCTCCAGTAATAAATAAATATTTGTAGGGGAACATTATGTTTTAAACAATAGATATACAGATGCAAGAAAATCTATTTATTGACTATTTCTAGATATTGCCGAAACTCTTCGGGGACACCGCGAAGCTTCATAGCCACTGCATCTTCTTCGCGAACGCAATCAACTTTTATAATTTCAATCTCGACCCCAAAGAGTGGTCGATTTGCAATATAAGTTGAGTATATTACTTCATTATTACAAATACCATCTGCCCAATCCTCAAAAAACATCTTGAGAATTGTAGACTTATTCTGGTTTGCCCTTAAATGAAAGTATAGTGAATGATACATCAACGTTCCTTGATGTATTTATCGCTACTATAGTGATGCCATTAGTTTAGATTGAGTGCTTAGATTACAATGCCCATTAAATCTTTATCCATCTTACTTTTTAGGCGTATGATCGATTAACCATTGTTTTGCAGAATTGGATGCGCTTTCGGCATTACCACTAACAAATGCACTTAGTTCATTCCAGTAAACAATGACGCAAATAATCAAAGATATGACAATTAGTCTTCTCATGTGCTTTTCCTATTTAGGCGCTTCGGCCAATGCATGCCGCCGCGAATAGTATCCTGTGGCATAGAGTCCTTAAATTGAAGGGCGTCCTTCTCTTGCGCAAATATGTATTGTTGTTTAAGTCGGTGCCAACTATCAAACCCGGGCGGGCCGAGATAAGATCGACACCAATTATCACAACTTAGCATAAACTCGCGATTTCGTGGAATAACAATGCAAACTATCATTTCTTGTTCTGGGGAGAATGACTATCGGGCTCATAATATGTCACAAGGCCAAACGGTGGAATAATTCTATGAGCTGTATCACCGTGAATTACAAATAGTGTATCACACCAGTCAGGGTCCCCCCAGCTACCGCAAGGATATCCATCGGTCATCATAATAAAACGTTCGGGTTGAATATCATTTTCTTTCATGTAATTCCAGTTGCACATGAAATCGGTACCACCGCCGCCCTTGATTTCGTACTCGTCGATTTCGTCGAGATTGTCCGGAGTAAAAGTCTGCTCGTTGTATACTCTGGTGTCAAAACAGAAGACGCGCAGCTTGAAGTCTTGGAATTGTTGCATAATGCCTTTAACCTCAGTAAGCAAGTCACGCAGCATCTCCTCAGACATGGAGCCAGAGCAGTCGATTGAAATTGCAGCTTCAGCCCGAAAGTCTTCCCTAGTTGCAGGAAGAAAAATACCACTACTTTGCGCCTTGCGAGAGCAGCGCATCCAGGTGAAATCGTTCTTGAACATCGACTGAATCTTCATGTTCAAGATCTCGCGCCAATCCATCTGTGGTTCAGTCAAGTCCTTCAGCATGCGCTTCACGCCCAGCGGGGTGTTACCGGCACCGGCAGCCTTAGCGGCCTGCATCACAGCGTTGCGGATTTCATCCGCCAACACCCGGCGTTCTTCTTCCGTCATCGGCACTCCTTTGCCATCCCCTGGCTCGAGATGCACATCGAATTCGGGGAAGTTTGCCTTCGGATCTTTGAGCAACAATTCATAGACTTCTTCAGCGAACATACCCTTGTATTTCGAGTCAAAGCAGGCCTGAACACCCGAAGTCTTCGGGTCCGGTAGCTTACCGACATTGTGTTCGTGGAGTTCGTAATTGATTACAAAATCGGCTGCCGCGTTCCACATCTTCGGCTTACGACTGCCACGACGTGACATGTGATCATACACACAATGCTCCACTTCGTGCGCTACAAGGAAGATGCATTCAGCCTTATTCAGCTTGGAAATGAAGTTGCGATTGTAGTAGAAATAGCGCCCGTCAGTGGCAGCAGTGGGGCACCAGCCGGTCGGCTCATCGGTTTCATCGCGGAGAATTAACCGAGTTGCCAGGGTGCCCCAAAACGGCTGCTGGAGAAGCAATGAAATGCGTGCCTTGGTGAGTTGCTCGAGTACAGCTTCGGGTGAAGTATTTGCAGTCATTGGTAGTTCCTAGTTAAATAGCTTTTTCACATTCGTTTTCACAAAGATCGCAACAGTTACACATAAAAACAGTGTCGCCGTTGATCTCCTCCGAATATGGACAAGTATGATCGGGTTGGGGCAACCCTTTACCGCCACAATGTAACCTATCGCAATATCCGTGTTTAAGGATATATGCAGTCTTGTCTAAGTCGTCTGTAATCATAACTATATTATATGTTTAATACACAGAATGGTCAACAGGTATTAATTATCCCCAATTACCGGGTTGTTCATATTCCTTAATCATAACTTGGGAGAATGTGCCGTCGTGTAGTTTCCACTCGCTACAGGATAATTCTTTTTCTACATTGTCAAGTTGTGCCCAGTCACAATTTTATATTCATCTTCGGTTGATTGTCTCATTTCCCACTCAGCTAATTCTTCAATCAGCCATTGTATGTATAGATCCCATTTGTTAGCGCGGTCCACAGCATAATAGATGGCGATGTCGGCATGGGTAGCGGAATAGGCGGCATTGGCAATGGAATAGGCAGCATTATAGGCATTATAGGCAGTATAGGCAGCATTGGCTACGGAATAAGTAGCGGCATTGGCCCTGATGCTGGCGATATCGCCGATCGCCGATGTGGCACAAGCATCAGCGACAGAATAGGTAGCACCAGCGATCTGTTTTACTTCTTCATCAGTTGCCTTTCCATCTAACCATTTCTCGGTAGTTTCAATGCAAGTTGCCACTTCTGGTATGTGTGATGCCAGATGCATCACATCTTTGGCACACCTCAATGCCCACTTCACACGAACTCGATGTGGATAAGTCTTACATAGATGCCAAGTGGTGTCTTTTGAAGTAAGTATTTCATACTTCAATTTCACAAATGAGTTGATATCTGTGAGATCTACAATCATTTTTAGTTTTCCACGAAGTTAAATCATTACAGTAGATTACTCATCATACTCCTGTATGAGTTGATTGAGGCAATTTGTGAATTTGTCCAGGTATGGTTGATAATATTTTAATGGCCAGAAGGTGCCGGCACCACGTGTCGGTAAGGCAGCCCCGATGACCGTTAATGCGACCGCAATTATCGGTGTGTCGATCTCCCAATACTCGTGATGAATATCCCAAAAATCACTAATTGAAATTAATCCTTCCATGTGATCATTACAGGCAGAAATAAGTTTCGGCAAAATAGTTTTATTGCCATCAGCGATGCATTCAGAGATAATTTCTTTATATAGTTTCTTACGAATACTCTTTGGCACATCATTAAGTCTCTTTACCTCATCTTCATCTGTAAAAATTTTAGATGTGAAATGTCCGTATTTAAGAATATTGAAGGTACTGAGCTCTGCAATCACGATTTAACCCCAAGCACCGGGTTGCTCAACTTCTCGAACAACTGGTTGAACGAAAGATATACCATAGTCGCATGCCGTGACAGAAGACGAGCCGTGTAACTTCCATCCTCTCGACAGCAACTCGTTTACCTTGATGGTAAGATCCGTTGGGCCATCGCCTTCGATCATCTGATATTCTTGTACAATCATTTCAGTTTCCTTGCAAAGGCGAGAGCTTCTTTAATATTGCCGACGAAGATTTTTTCCATCATAGAATCCATGATCTCGAACTTATCGGCGTGATTTTCATCCTCGCCAAATGGCCCAGTCTCCCCTGCGCGAGCATGCCTCGGATGATTGAGGATGCTAAGTAACTTGTCTTTGCTTCTATGTTCGAATCGTTCAAGTGTCTTCGCACCACAATAAGTTTTAAGTGTATATCGTGCCATGATTATTTACTAAGTTTTTCCACTATAGCATCACTCTCGGCAATATTATTAAACTTCTCGGAGAATCGAACAACCCATAAATAATCTCTACGATGTAATATATTAGGAATATTCCCCGAACGTAGAAATGATCGATAATATTCGAATAGAAGCCAGGATCCATCTTCCAACTTTACCGGGCGCCAGGCAAACCTACGAATGCCATTGTCTCTCCAGTGCATGAGAGTATCACGCCTCTCTATGTATTTCTGCTGTGTGCTTTTACCGAGTCTCATATGTATATTATAGCAAATTTACTGTAGAGAGCGAATGGTTATTTTCATCATTTAGGAATATAGAGTTTGCCATCGGCTTTTTCTATTTCATGAAGGGCCCTTATTGCAGGCTATTGTAGAGCGCAATCGGCATAATTTACTTTTTAAGTTTATTTTCATATGCACGAATCTCTTCCTGTAACATATCGAAATATATTTTCATATACTTTTTTGATTCTACGGTCCCCTTACTATAATGTAATTTTATTCGATTTAGGTTCTCTGATATCTCTGCTGGATTACACATTATTGATTTTATATAGTCGGGTGTAAAATACAGCCACCACTCGATTGCTTTATATCCCTTATCACCGAGTTGTGATTTTAATTGCGACTCTACTGTAGATCCATATTTTCTAGAGTTTTTATCTAGCCATAATCTCTGTTCCCATCTCACTAATATAGGATATGGTAAGTCTTCAATTTTATCCCAAGACTCTATGTCATCATGTTTTATTTCATCATATTTTAATTTCACTAATAATTCAACATCATCCTCAACCTCTTTATCCGGTAATTGGGAGGTTATTAGGGTTAATTCTGATTTTAATTCTTTAAGATTATTTTCTAATGATTGAAACCTAATTATTAATTCTTGTAGGTTTTGCTTATTGGTCATATTAATTTATTCTTTACTTCATAATCATAAATTTAAAGTTATACCCTGCATCTATCGATCCTTGTCTCTTAGCCAAATTTGTGTGCAACCAAGCAACACGACTCGAATATGTGTATTCACTTTTTACTTCAATTAATAAGTTTTCTTTCGGTATATAAATATCCGGAAAATAATAATGATTTTTACCATCTATTCCTGCATATTTTATTTTTGGAATTAAGGTTGTCTCTACTATTATATCATTTTCGTGATATACTTTCAGTAATTCAGTCAATGCTAACGGTTCATATCCCATAACATTGGCTTGCCTCCCCGACGGAAATATAAACTGCTTTTTTCTGTATTGTGAGTTTAGTTTCTTATTATGTATTACTGCATCCTGCGATGGATTTTCTACACCAAATCTCTCTATACAGGTCTTAATATATTTTGGCCGATTATTATAGTTTTCGTCACCATAAATCTCGTCTTTTGTGATCTTTGCTAATGCCAGTCTTTCTTCGGCGTTGTCAGTGTTTTTCTTCGATACCGCCGCCGCAACAGATGGAATTTTAAGTTGATGATCAACTCCGTACTTTCGTTGGAAAGTTGCCTTCTTTGTGTCTTTTACTGATTGGAGTGAATTAGTGCTTTTAACTCCGTAGTTTTCTAGATTATTCTTAACAGTTGTTATCTTACGTGCTTTAGCTGTAGCTTTGGTAGTAACTCGTAGCTGATCTTTAACAGCTTTTGTTTTACTCACGTTGGTTACTCCGTGTTTTTTAAGCACGGTTGCTTCGCGAGTTTTAGTGATTGCCCCAATGTCTTTGGTAGCATATGTAGCAGTAATCTTTAAGGGTGTAGTAATATCTCGGCACCCATCCGAACAATATCGTTTATAGTTTCCATATTTGTCTTTTGCGGCATCTTCTGTGCACCAGATATCATTCTGGCATTTATGCGATTTGGTTGACGGTCTAGCCATTTTTTTTAATCTCCTATAATATATTTGTAACATACATTTTATAAGATGTCAACGATTTTAAATGTGATAAAGCCCGCACAGTGCGGGCTTTATACTATTTAAGAAAATAATTTGGATGGAAGTTCAGTCCTCAAGGATATATTTTCCATAACGGTCGTGAAACATTTTGAATGTCTTCAATTGACGGTGGTTGATCGGGAGTTGGTAATCCCTCAATGCTGTTTTGGCACCAAGCACAATCATTTCCGTCTGGAAGTTGTCCATCATGTAAGTGAAAAAGTGATCCACGCACTCGTGCCACGTATCCATTGTGAGTCCATCTTCCTTGGCCTTGGCTTTCGTCACCCACTCCTGCAACGTGTAGCACATAGAGATAGTCAGCGAATACATGGCGCTCAGGTCCTTGACACTCAGGTCCTTCACCTTGCCCATCA